CAGATTTGGAACCAAGATCTGCTGGAAGTAGTGGTGATGGATATATTTGGAAATATCTCTTTAGTGTAAGACCAAGCCAAGCAATTAAGTTTGATTCTACAGGATATCTTCCTGTTCCTGATGATTGGTTTACTAGTGCCTCTTATGCTCCTATGAGAGAAAATGCAGATGCTAGTGGACAACTTAAAATTGCTACTATTACCGGACGTGGTGTAGGACTTGGAACTGCAAATATCACTTATACAGGAGTTCCTATTCTAGGTGATGGCCAAGGTGCTAGAGCAACTGTTGTGGTTAATAATGATTCTAAAGTGGAATCTGTAACTATTGCAGATGGTGGTAGTGGTTACACTTATGCTAATGTTGATTTAGCTGCTGGTGGAGTTCCAACTGGTACTACAACACCAACATTTAATGTTATCATTCCTCCTCCTGGAGGACATGGAAAAGATATTTACTTAGAGTTAGGTGCATTAAATGCTATGGCATATGCACGTTTTGAAAATGATTCAGAAAACCCTGATTTTATTCAAGGAAACCAGTTTGCAAGAGTGGGGGTTATAAAAAATCCTCAATCTTATGGATCAGATGAAATGATGATTCTAGATAAAGCAAGTGCTTGCTATGCTTTAAGATTGACTGGAACTGGATATAGTTCTGCTGTTTTTGAAGCTGATTCTTTTATTACTCAAACTGTAGGTATTGGTTCTACTGCTGTAGGAAGGGTTGTATCTTATGATCCTATTACTGGAGTATTAAAATATTGGCAGGATAGGACTACTGCTGGATTTAATTCCAATGGTACTGCTAATCCATCTCCAATTTATGGATTTAGACAAAATGCATTTAACCATCTGGTAGATTCTGCTGGACAAACCGGTGGTGGTAGTTTTACCATTACTGGAGGAAGTGTATCCCTAGGAATTAATACTAATTTCCAAGGTGTCTCTACTGTAATAAATAATCGTACATATTATCTGGGTCAGTCTTTCAGTAGTGGTGTTGCTCAACCGGAATTAAAGAAATATTCTGGAGAAGTATTATATGTTGATAATAGACCTTCTATTACTAGGTCTAAAGCCCAAAAAGAAGACGTTAAAATTATCTTGCAATTCTAAGAAATCATGCCACAGGAAACAAATTTAAATGTAGCTCCGTATTTTGATGATTTTACGCCTACTAGTAATTACTATAAGGTGTTGTTCAAACCTGGAATGCCAGTTCAGGCAAGAGAACTCACTACTTTGCAGTCTATGCTGCAAAACCAGGTTGAAGATATAGGTAATCATCTTTTTAAAGAAGGTTCTATAGTAATTCCTGGCGCAACAGCATTTAGGGATGATTTTTATGCCATTCAAATTGATCCTGAATTTTTAGGAGTTCCTGTATCATTATATGTGGATCAATTGGTTGGTAAGATAATTAAAGGGTCTTCTTCTGGTGTTACTGCTAAAGTGGTAACATATATTACTGATAAAGAATCTGAAAAAGGAAATTGGACTTTATATATTAACTATGAAGAAAGTGGAGACGATGATGGTGTAAATACTTTCTTTGATAATGAAGTTGTAAGAACTACTACAGATATTAGCTATGCTACTACTTTTATAGCTGCTGGAGAAGGATGTGCTAATACTCTGACTACTGATGCTAATGCCACTGGAATGGCATTTCAGATAGCTCAAGGTGTATATTTTTTAAGAGGATATTTTGTTGATGTTCATGATCAGGTTTTAATATTAGACCAATATAATAGTAATGGTAGTTGGAGAATTGGTTTAAATGTAGAAGAAGATGTTATATCGTCCGACATAGATCCTACTTTAACAGATAATGCTCAAGGATTTAATAATTTTACAGCTCCAGGTGCAGATAGATTAAGAATTACTGCTACTCTGGCAAAGAAAGGAATTAATGAGCTTAATGATGCTAATTTTGTTGAAATTACTAGAGTTATAAATGGTGCTTTAGAGAGTGGACCTGCTGAACCAAGATATAATCATTTAGGAGATGAACTTGCTAAGAGGACTTGGGATGAATCTGGTCATTATTACTGTAAAGATTTCACTACTACAGTTAGAGAATGTTTAAATGATGGTAAAGGAAATAGGGGAATTTATTCACCAGGACAATTAACACAATTTGGAAGTGAACCAAGTGATGAATTAATGGTTTATAAGGTTTCACCTGGTAAAGCATATGTAAGAGGATTTAAAGTTGATAAGAGGGTTCCTACCCTTTTTGATGTTCAAAAACCAAGAACAGTAAAAACAATTGAAGGACAATCAGTTAATTTTGGATTTGGACCTTCTTTTACTGCTAATAATTTTACTGGATCTCCAATTATTGGATTTGATAATACAAATACAATAAGTCTTAGGAGTAAAAGAGTAGGATCTGAGAAACAACCATCAGTATCTCATGTAGGTGCTGCTAATGCTGTTGATGATGGTCATAAAGGTCCTGCTGGTAAGGAAATTGGACTTTGTAGGATCTATGATTTCAATTTAGAATCAGGAGATTATAATTCAACTACACCCACAATGAATCAGTGGGATTTGGCTACTTGGGATTTACAAGTATATACAGATTTTACTTTGAATGCTAAAGCAACTTTAACAGTTCCTACTAAGATTGAAGGACAATCTAGTGGTGCTTCAGCATATTTGAGATATGCAGTAAGTGCAGGTGTTGCTCTAACTGCTTATGATGTTCAAGGAACTTTCTTCCCAGGAGAAAGATTAACCTTCAATGGAATAGATGATAATGATAGATTTACAACCAAAATTGTAAATCATGAGATTTCTGATATTGCATCTTTCTGGAGTAGTGTTGATCCAGGAACAGGAACTGCTGTTACTTTTACTGCAGACCTTATTCCTAAGAAAATTATAGGATTTGGTGCTGGACAAGCTGCTGCAGCAACAGCGGGTGATGGAGCAGTTGCTATATCTACAATAACAGCTCCAGGACAAAATTTTGCTGGTATAGTAACCGCCACTGATCTTATTAAGTATAGGAGACCAGGACAAACATTAGAGACTCTTAACGTAGTAAAAACTGTTAATGACTCATCATTAGAGGTTCTTGGACTTTCTACTGTTACTGGAGTATATGATGGTGGAATACAACCATATGGTGCTGGTCCTCAAGATATTACTGATATAGAAATAGTTGGAACACAAATTCAAAAGACCAATGGTGGTGGAAACCTAGCTGATAATGAAAGTCTTTATAGTATATTCCCTAAACAGAATGTTCAGGCTGTAGATTTAGTTAATTCTAATTTAATAGTAAGAAGACAATTTAATACATCTATTGCTGCTAATATTACTCCTCAGATAACTGCTGCTGATGGAGAAGTATTTTTACCTTTTGATACTGAAAGATATACTTTAATTAGATCAGATGGTAGTACTGAACCTATAGCATCTAATAAGATGTTCTTGACTAATGGTTCAAAAACAGTTCAGTTTATGGGATTGGGTAGTGCAGATACTGATTGTAAATTAGTTGCTACTATACGTAAGACTAAAGTTACTTCTAAGACAAAAATCCTAAAAGTATCAAATAACACTCTTATAGACAAATCTATTAACCCTGCTTCTGGTATAGGTGGGACTACTTTAAATGATGGATTAACTTATTCTGAAGCTGGATTAGTTTTCCCATATGGAACTAGAGTTCAAGATGAACAGATTTGTTTAAATGTTCCTGATGTTGTTAAAATATATGGAATATTTGAAGCGGTAGCTGGAAGTACAGATGATCCAGCATCTCCAAGCATGGTGGTTGGGTCTATGGATGGTCCTACTGCTAGTACAAATGACCTAATCATTGGTGAAGAGATGTTAGGTGAAAGTAGTGGAGCAAGAGGAATATATCTTGTAAGGAAGAGTTCTATTGGTATTAATTTTGTATATTTGAATAATACTATCTTTGAACCTGGAGAGGAAGTAAGTTTCTCCAAATCTAAGGTAAAGGCAGCTGTTAGTAGTATACAAACCGGTTCTAGTAATATAACTACTGATTATACTTTTGAAACAGGTCAAAGACCAACTTTCTATGGATATTCTAGTCTTATTAGAAAACCAGGAGTTGATGCTCCATCTAGAAAACTAAAAGTTTACTATGCTAAAGGAACTTATGATAGTTCTGATACTGGAGATATCACTACAGCTAATTCTTATGGTGGATTTAATTATGCTAAAGAAATAACACGTATTAATGGAAATAGAGTTACAGATTTAGTTGATGCTAGACCTCGAGTTGGAGAGTATTCTGTTACTGCTACTGCTCGCTCTCCTTTTGAGTACTTAGGAAGAAGTTTTGATGATAGTTCTAATAGTGGAGCACAACATAGTGCTAAGTATATTCTTGCTAATGATGAATCTATGAGCCTAGGGTTTAGTTATTATCTACCTAGAGTTGATAGAGTTTATATTGATAGTAAGGGATTTTTACAAGTAGTATATGGAACTCCTGCTGATGAGCCTAGGTTGCCAGAGCAGATAAGTGGAGCAATGAATATTGCTAATGTGTTCTTACCTCCTTATTTGTATAACACATCTGATGCTAAAGTAAAATTCATTCAGTACAAGCGATATCAAATGGCTGATATTGCTAAACTTGAGCAAAGAATTAAAAATATTGAATATTATACATCATTGAATACAGTTGAGTCTGATGCTTTAAATAAATTTATTCCTGATGCTAATGGATTGAATAGATTTAAATCTGGTATATTTGTTGATAATTTTACTACTATAGAACCACAAGATACCACTATTGGTGTTAGAAATGCTATTGATAAGACTAAAGGAATTTTAAGACCAGCTCATTACAGTACAGCTGTTAATTTACAAATAGGTTCTAATGCTATTACTGGTATTGGACAAGGAACTGCAGTAGATAGTCAATTTGCAACTATTGAAGGTACTGATATAAGAAGATCTGGTAGACTTATAACACTAGATTATAAAGATGAATTATATCAATTCCAGCCTTATGCTACTAGAGTTGAAAGTGTAACTCCTTTCCTTGTTATGTTCTGGGGTGGTAATATTGAGTTATCTCCAGATACTGATGTTTGGATTGATGTCACTAAGATGCAACCCAATGATGTTATGATGGAAGGTTCTTTTGAAGGTATTGCCCAAGCATTAGGTGCTGAAGTTACTACTGGTTCAGATGGACGTAGAATGGGCGTAACACCTGTTGTTTGGAATTCTTGGGAGACTGTTGGTGTTAATATGGATCTTGGATTATCCAACAACCAACAAACTATGCAGAATGCTACTGGCAATAGAAATAATGCAGCAGTTCAAGGATTATTAGATGGTATTAATGTTGGTAATCAACAAATTCTTGATCCTAGTGATTCTATAGTTAATAATATTACAGCAACTGGTGGAGTAACCTTAAATCAACAGAGGACAGGTACTCAACAAACTGTGATGGAGAGAATTGATACTTCTTCATTAGGTGAGAGAGTAGTTAACAG